ACCGGATGACGACTCACATATCGGATCCAATACAAAGGACCAGAGACGACGGGAGCCGCCTCGCTCTTCACTGTTCGGCCAGCGAATCAAAGGCCTGACGCCAGAGATCCAACACGAACAGCCCACACTTTTCTTCTTCTGTGTCACAACCCTCTGGAAGGAAGAACACAGGCAGCTTTACAGGGGCTTTACCCTGAGCCGCCCAGCCGACGAAGCTGAGCCTGCTCCAGTACCGGAGAGCCCGATAAAGGTACGTCCGACGTATGGCACCTGGACTGGGTTGCCACACGTCCCTCTTTAAACCTCCCCCCCTCCCGTTCTCCCACAGGAACTCCTGGAGCTCCTCGGCCTCAACGGGGGTTGCGTCCCTGCCCCTGACGCAACGCAGCCTGGTATCAAGAAGGTTCGGACTCGTGGGGAGACGAGTGTGGTGCCGCTTGATAGCCATGACCGTCTCTCTCAAATAAGACGGGTAGGTCCGAAAACCCAGCTGCGAAGGGAGGAAACCCCATCTTCTTCCTATGCGTGAACGCACAAAGGCGTCCACCCAACAGGGTCTTGATGACACGGCCTTGGCCATGTGCATCACCCCCTCATAGGAAGAAGATAACCCACCACCTCTACGCAAGTGCTTCACTTCGCGCCACTTGCCGCCCCTCCTTAGAAACACCGTGGAGTTGACCTCCACGATGTCAGACGCTCGGATCGTCTTTGTGTCGTTGAGCCGGAACCCCGGGGGGTAGTCCTCAAGCTCCACACCTCGTGCCGCGGAAATGACGGTGTCGTCACCATTCACGAGGAACCGAGCGCCCGAGTCGAAGCGCGCAGCCCAGCGAGCTGCGCAGTAAGACTGCAAACAAAGAAGGGGGAAAGAGAGGTAGGCTCCCATCATCTGCCCATGCGTTACTGCACGACGCCCCGACTCCACCTGTACGAGTGGAGCAAGAGAAGCCTTCGCCAGGGAGCGAATACTACGGGGGACATTCACCGAAGAGAAGAATGCCACGTCGAGCAGCACCTCCGCCACAGAGTGGTAGAGGCCGTCAGTTGCACTGACCAGATCCACAGAGGTCTGGACATCCCTGACACAGGTAGATGCAATCCGTTTATCGGTCGGAGGACCGCAAAGAAGCCACTCTGTCCGCTCCAAGTGGGAGTAGAGTGTCTTATGAAGCGGAGCGAGAAGATCAACCGACTCATCAAAAATGACGAGCGGCCGGGCCTTCCCCGCAGACATAACTTCTTTGTACCTCGCCCCGAGCACAGTTGGTAATTCTGTCTCGGTGGTCGTCGAGGTAATAAATTCTTCGCGCCGACCACCCCAAAGGTGGTCTGCACGGGAGCGTTTCGGCTCCCGGCTGGAGGCGTTCGGAAGATAAGTCCCGACGAAGGACTTATACCTCCGGTCCCATCCAGGACGGAAGATTTGAGTAGCGACACGCCGGACGTGCGCAAGATACTCATCGGATTGAGGGGGGGGGGTAGAGAACGCGACTTCCTCCCAGGAAGCACGCGCTGACGGAGTGCAGCGAGCGCAACCCGATGGCAGGTTACGCTTTATACTTGCAACGCTGAGCGCTAGCTCCCAGCGTTCATGTCGCCGCAACCTCTGTAACCGACAGAGGCCGTCTTCCCCAGGGCGCTGGCGTCGGGGAAAAGGGACAGACACCCGCTCCTTGTGCTGTCCCAAAAGAAAAATGTGGAAACGTCCGAGCAAGGACGGTTCACAATCCGGAAGCTCGGAGTATGGCAAGCCATACCGAACCCGCACGATTGTGAGACCGTTTCGGATCGTCTCCTTAGCGTCCCGGTCTGCTCTGGAGCAACCGGGACACCGTTTAACCCCTGAACCGCTGGCGGAGTTACCAGGGGGGCCCCTCGTGTTAACGCACAGGGGGGAAACGGCAACGTGCTTAGGCCGAGACAGAGTCTGAGCGCACGAGCAGGAGAGCGCGAGAGCGAAC